GTGAGGCACAAACCACCATTGAAGGTCGATGTTCACCGAGTCCATGATCGGATGGAGCAACGTTGAGAGTCGGCTGAAGATGGTGGTTTTGGCGTTGATGGTGTCTCCGGGTAGAATATCTGCGTCAACGAGTACCGGGTAGAGGTAGGTTTGCTCGTGAGTGGTTTTGTGTGTGTGGCTCCTGTTGAGTGCGCTTCGAGGCTGGTTGACCGTAGGGAGTTGTGCGAAGATGCGGTCACTTCGGCCGGAGGCTTTCGTGCTTCGGTAACTTTTACTGATGGGCATCGTTGGAGTCCTTTGTGTTGTAGGTTGCGAGTAGTTCGTGTGCGGTTCCGAGGCTGATCTTTGCGTCGAGGTCTGTGGTGAAGCCGGTGGATTTGTCCCAGACGCCAGTATGGAAGAGTGTGAAATCTTCCGGGTATTGGCTGTATAGCGTTTTCTCGTTCATGCAAGCGCTGAGGAATTCTCGAACGGCTGTGAGGTGGTTCAGAGAGTAGAACGGCCTGGTGTACGTTGCTGCTTTGGCGTCGTAGATTGCATAAGCGTTCTCTAGCACGCTATCTCCTTTGTGTTGGTTTTGAGGTCGCCCGTGTGTTGATGTGGATGTCGTGTCACTTGTTCTTCCCTGTAGTTGCCGGGCGTACCCTCTGAGACTTTAGTCGAAATTTTAGATTGCTTGTTGTTTCTGTTTCCTGCTCCCCCTGTATTGATCGGCTCTTGCCTGGCGCCGATCGGGGGAGTTGGTGAGTGTCCTCCCTGTCTTTCTGGTATGTGCCCTATCGCGGCGAAGCCGCGATTGCCCGCATCAAAGGTGCAGGTGTGGTTGACCTGGTTCTTTGTTTTTTGTTGGCTGATTTCATTGTGTCCGTTTGCGTCAGTTTTTGAGTGCGTCCAGGACTGAGTTAATCAGCTGAATTAGCTTTTCGGCAATTTCTTTGATCTTATCCCAGATGTCCATTAGAGGTTCCTTTGTTGGTTGCGGGCTTTTGCTTTAGCGCAGCGTTGTCGGATGGCGAGTCGTTCCTTTGTGTAGTCGTCGGCTCGCTCTTGCGCTGCTTGAATTCTGTTATCTTTGATTTCGTCGTGCAGTTGGCCGTCTACGGCCTTGAGCAGGGCGTCGTAGTATTTCGGGGGCTTGTAGCGGCGTCCCCGGAGTACGACGTTGTCGTCTCTGTAGGTTTCTTCGGCGTAGTCCGAGAACCATGTCGCCCCGATTCCCGGCTTCAATGACATAGTCGAAAAATGAGGGCTCCGGCCCCCGTACATGTCTTTCTGTTTTCCGTTGCGTTTCTTGAGGATGTATCGCGCTACGTAGCCAGCGCTTTGGAATGTGAGGTCGCCGATTACGGCGAAGCCCTTGCCCCAGACATTGTTCAAAATCTCCGATGTCCATAGTTGGTCTCCGTACTTGGATTTTTGCCAAGGGATCCGGTCCTGGTGGAAGTTGTGTCCGAAGATGATTGTGTGATAGTGAGGGCGTAGGAAGGCGCCCGTCAGTTGGTCTTCTCCGTAATCTCCGCAGGTGTAGAAGCGGAAGGGTCCGACGTCTCTGCGGAATTTCTTCGCGAAGTTCTTCCAGTGGGCGAGCTGTAGTCCGTTGTCTGAGGGTAGGTGTTCGTCGTTGTAGGTGAGCGTGACGAACATCGAGACGAGGTGGTATTGGCTTTCGTGCATGAGGCGAATCGCCCACATTAAGGAGTAATCCCTGCGGCAGCCGTAGCATTGGCCGCAGGGGACCGCAAGAGGTTCGCCCTGGAAATGTGCGGTTTCCCCCGAAACGCCCCATTTGATGCGGCCGTTCCTCTTGCGGACCCCGTGTAGGGGGGTGTAGCAGGGCACTCGGGCTACATCCTCCAGCCACCCCTCATCGGGGTTGCTCGGAGATTGTAGCGATGGGTCTTGGCGCCATTGCGGAAGTTCCGTTTGGAACGTCCTCGGCGTAGTTTGCGGCCTTTCATGGTGGTTTCCTCCGTGGGTTGACAGTTAGTCTCTTGATCTTAACTGTCTAGGTGACCGGCGCAAGGCGTTCGGTCACCTATTATGACCCGGGGGGCGGTTCGATCGGGTCTGGTTCTGGAGGCGGAGGAGTGCCTTCCTCCGGATCGGGTTTGCGTTCAACCAGTCCGAGTTCGAGGGCTTCATCGTAGTTGTCGTCGTTGAGGATGAAGGCGAGTAGTTCCCCGGGGTCATTTTGGAATCGAGTTCGAAGGACAGCTGGTAGGGTGTCGAAGGCTTTTCTGGCTTCGATGACTTGCAGGCTTGCATGAAAGTAGTCCGTAGCTGAGGTGAAATCGCCATATGCAGCAGGTCCTTTCGGGAGTGGTGGCTGCTGTCCTGCGAGCCATTTTTTGGTGAGTAGGTTGATGTCGCAGGCGTTCTTTTCGCTTTGCTTGGTCTTGCCGGGTTCCGGGCAAGAGACACCGATGCGTTCTCGTTCTCTGGTCATTTGGTACTCCTGTAGTTGGGATTGTTCTTGTTTAGCTCGTCACGGAGGTCGTAGAAGAGGTCTTTGCCGCGTTGGCTAGCTTTTTTTGCGGCTTCTCCGATGGCGTCGAGTTCTTTGGAGAAGGGGCCTGTGGTGTAGTTTTTCCAATCCTCCCATGCTTGCGATGGGTGTTCACGGTAGTAGTTGTATTTGTCCCAGAGTTGTTGGGCGAATCCGCCCATAGCTCTTGTGGTGCTGGGTGCTTTTTGTTGGCCCAGCCAAGTTTTGTATCCCTCGCCGGTGGCCCATTCGGTGTATTGCTCGTCTACAGCGGCTTTGGCGTCTGCGGAACGAGCTTCTCCTTGGGTTTTTTTGCGTTGGGCGACGGTGAGGCCGAGTTGTTCTCCTGCGATTGCTCCTTTCATGGCTTCGAGTTGCGGAGCTGAGACAGATGCGGAAGCGCCGGCGTGTCCGGCAGAGCCACCGCCGAAGGCGGCCAGGACCGGGTTTAGACCGGCTTTTTCTAGGTCTCGTACAGCAGCTTGGTATTGCGTTCCTCGCATAAAGCGCGCGAAGTCGTGTTGTTGTTTCATGAGTTTTTCGTTGAGTTTGTATTGGATACCGGTGCTGGCCAGGCCGGTTCCGGCTTGGCTGGCACTGCCAATTGCGGACCACATAGTTAGAACCTCAAGCCCATTCCGGGAATGGCGTGTACGGGCATGGGCCGTACGTGTGTTATGTCGAAGGCGCATTCAGTGGTGAACATGGCGTGTGCTGTGGTAGCGACGACTCGCTCGATGGGTGGATTGTCCTGTATGAAAGTGTCGTCGAGTGTCGGTTTCGTGGTGAAGTCGACGCCGAGGTGCCATGTGTCGAGGCTGACTGCGTATTGGCTGCGGAGTTCTCCGCTGACCCTGGATTGTGCGTACCGGTATTCGTCGAATCGGGGTACGTAGCCCCAGACGTCGTCGTCAGTGGCGCCGAGTGAGCCTTGTGCCCATAGTTCTTTAAGTAGGACAGCTTGTTCCCCGATGTGGGCCAGGGCAGGCCAGTACATGTCGTATTTGGTGAGTCGCGACCATTGTTTGTGTAGACCTTGCTGGTAGGTGAGTGGCACTCGGACGTTGAGTAAACAGATTAGTGTTCCGTGTTCAGTGAAGCTTTTGCTGAAACCGTTGTCTCGTCCGAGGGCCATTCCGAAGGCGCCGAGTTCGCCCACCCAGCTACCGGTTGCTTTGGCGGTTTTGGCTACTTGTTCGAGGATGACCGGGATGGTCCCGCCCCCGAGGAATTCGGGTCGTTGCATTCGAGCGTCGGGGCTGGTGACACCGAAATGTGATTTTAGGATTTCCGTGACGCGGGTGCCCCCTCTTGCGTCGCGCTCGAGCATAAGCTGGAGGGCGCTAGCTTGACGGAGCTCGTTGATGGTTGCAGCAGTGGCAGCAGAGAGGTCGGCTCGGATGTTTGGGAATCCAGCGTTGTTTGGATCTTCTTCAGCGAAAAATCTCATACCGGAGGTTCCGCCGTAGAATAGTGCGGCGTCCGCGTATTGAACGGTTCCGGTGCCATCGGTTTCGTAAACGTCTTCGAGTGTTGATCCGAAAGTTTGGTTGGCTTTGCCGAGGCCGGTGATGGGAGCGGAGTCGCCGAGCGGTAGCGTGATGGCATCGCCTTTTTGTGGAAATGGCAATGCGGCGGTGAAATAGTCGTGTCTCTTCCCTCTCGGGAGGAGTGCTGTACTGGTAGTAGTGTCAGGTCCGTCTGCGGTGCTGAGATCGACGCGGTCCTGGAGGTCTTGGCTCCGATACCATTCGTTCCAGATGAGTGCCATTGCACGGAAGGGAAGAGCGTTGACCGGGAGGTCTGGAATGTCGGTTGGGATTCCCATATAGTCGGCTAGAGTTTTGGTTGGCCAACCGACGGTGGCCGGGCTGGTGATTTGAGGAATCTCGAAATCGGTGCTGTCGCCCGGGTCCAGCTGCTCTCCGAGGAAGCGGTTCCAGTTATCCCACACGAGCCGGTGAGGCACAAACCACCATTGAAGGTCGATGTTCACCGAGTCCATGATCGGATGGAGCAACGTTGAGAGTCGGCTGAAGATGGG